CCCCCCATCCGAGAGATTTTTGAAAATGAAAATCAATCGTCGACTTCATAGACTTGATAGAAGTTCGTTCCATCAAAAGTCAGAATTCGATCAATTGCATTTTCAATTTCAGAATCTTCAAGCTCTTCACTTAACGAACTTGAAGAGACGAACCTAGCTAGTAGGCCACACGTATGGTAGCCATGGGAGGTGTCAAAAGCAAACCATTCGTCCCAAGAAGTTCTTGGATCGTAAGGATTGTCAATTGTACTCAACATCCTAGCCATGATAGACCTCCTTCAGAAGGCCCAGTGTAGAGGATGGGGTCATATTATATTCTCACCCTTCCTCAATGATGCGGTGGACTGTAGAAGTTGAAACACCCAAAGCTTCAGCAATCTCAGAAGCAGTCTTACCACTACTGAACATTGACTTAGCTCTGGATGCGGCGGATGCAGAGACCTTAGGCTGCGACCTTGGTGTGGCCAGCTCCTTAATGTTCCCTTCATCAGCAAGCTCAAGAACCTTGTTCAAGGAAGCTTGTGAGATTGCACCTTCCTGAATGGCTCTCCATTCCTTAGGTGTCACCTCAAAGGGCTTCTTCCCTGCTCCGGTCCTAGCCCGGGCTTCTGTCAAGGCCTGGCGTTTAACCTTGGACATACGTTCTTTGTCCTTGGCCAGACTCGGATCAGCCTGCTTCTTAGCCCTAACCACTGCATCAGCCAGGACCTGGGCCTGACGCTCCCGGGGTTTATTCCTAAGGGCCTCGTTAATCTTAGCCTTGAGGGAAGAAACTTCAGGGGCGTAGGTCTTTGCAGCCTGGGGGTTCTTCTTGACAGAGGGGATTGTTAGTGTAGCCTTCCTTGCATTGTTAGCCATGGCCTTCAAAGCATTGGAGTGGTTTGCATACACCGTCTCAATGGCACTCCCGTTCTTAGAAACAAGAGAGTATGCATCATGAGCCTCGGCCAACTTGGAGGACTTGGTAATAGACCGCTCTTCTTTCCACCCCACCACTTTAGTGGGGTCGTCTTTATCGAAGATGGGTTTCTTATAAGTCCTACCGGTTTCCTCCCAGACCTTAAGGCCTGTCTTCTTGTCGATAGGGCCGCCCTTTGAAGCGGACCGGGCTTTCCTCTCAGGGAGATAAGCTGTTGAACCTGCCCTTGAAATAAGGGATGCGGCTCCTCCAGTTGCACCACCCTGGTACTTCTTCTTGAGTGCGGCGATTCCGTTATCGACCTCGGACTGTTTGTAGTTGAGCTCATGTTTGTGAGCGTCAATAACAACCATGGAGTGTCGAACGGCCCGGGCAATCTCAGACTGGTTGGCTCCAGCAATGGTCATGTCCGTAATAAGATTAGAGATCTTCCCCATCTCAAGCTGGGTGCGTTCCTTAGACATGGGGGTCATTCCCTTGTACTTAGGATACATTCGCTTTGGATCGAAGTCCTTCAATCCTTTAAGAGCCGGGGATGTCTTAACCTTACCGGAGTTGTTTGGGATAACCAGAACTGAGTCGCCATCAAAGTCAGCACCCGAAAGTCTCTCAGCAACCTTAGGGTGAATTCCGATAGCGTCTCTAACTTTAGACCCAATGCTTCGTTTAGCATGGGGGTCTTTGTTATTGACTGTCAGTTCTGGAATCTCAAACCGTCCACCGTGAGGGTGACGAACAAGAACGACCTTCTCCCCATGTTTGAAGTTGGGGGCGTAAACCTCCGTAGGCTTCATCTTGGGGACTGGAAGAATAACCTGGCTGGCCTGTCTCGGAAGTGAGGCAGCTTTAAGGTCAACGGCATCTGAGTCACAGCTGTCTGCGAAAGACTGAAGCAGCTTCTTCTTGACAGCGGGATTTGTGAGAGACATGATCTCATCGAGCTCTGCCTGTCGTTTGTCCCGGACTTTCTGAAGCTGCTGCTTGGCCAAAGAGACTGGCTGCTTTGACAGGAACTGGGAGCTAAGGGTCTTAGACCAATCACCCCAGGTACCTTCATCGTTAACGATGTTGATACCACTCAGTTTCTTCTTACCACCGGACTCATAATGCATCTGCTTGCGAATGACTGCACCAAATGGATTGGCGGGATCATTCTTCATCGGCTTGAGTGCGTCCAGCTTATTCCCAGTTGGGTTCTTGTTGGTGTTGAACCGGATATCGTACCCCTTAGGGAGGTCATCCGAGTACATCGCCATACCCTTGAGGAAGTGGGTACCGTCAATGGAGATGCGAACCTGGGCGTAGTTCGAACTGCCAAGAGAGAGGTCCTTGACATTGCGACGGAGCTCAATAACTCCATCCATGTCAGTTCCACCCTCATTACCGTATCGGACCTTGAGGCGCTTGCTAGAAATAGCAGTGGGCTTCTCGATACCGTATACAGTTCGACCGCGGTCCTCGACATTGACGCCAGGGGCCTTAATCTCGCCACGACGAGCAAGAACAGTCTTGTAGTCGACGCCAGGAGGAACCAGGACCTTCATCTCAGTCTGCTTGCCGGTTGTAGCCTGGGTAACCTTCACCTTATGGACGTGATAGCCCTCAGACTCAAGCATAGCGGTGGCAGTCTTGAGTTTGGTACCGGTTACACCGAGGTTTGTCTCGACGCCTAGCCCAACATCAACGAGACCGTCTTTCCCGACCTCTTTCTTAAGAACCTTAGCCAAAGCCTCGGTACTCCCCGCCCTTTCTTTGAGGGTGGGGTCTAAAAGAGCTCGAACAGAGGACTCATTGATACCCATACGTCGACCAATAGCCGTGTTGGACATACCCTTCTCCTTGAGACGGGCAACCATAGCAGCATCAGCCTTACGCTTCTCGTTCTTAGCAATGGACTTCTGGGCTCGAAGCTGGGTGGTAGTCATTCCAAAGCCCTTGGCAATCTCAGTCTCAGAGAGACCCTTCGCCTTGAGCTCCTTGACAGTGGACAGGAAGTCTCCTGAATGCTGGTGGGGGTCTTTACCGGATCCCCACGGATAACGCCCAGACTTGCGCTTTACGCCGTAGTGGGCTAGATCCATCAGGCTTCCTCCTTCACACTCTCAATCAACTTGTCAAACTGGACGATCTTGTCCATGATGGGGGCGATTTCGTCACCCTCTGGGTTTCCGATGAGAATATCATCGTTCTGGTAGATCCGAAGCTCGTAGGAGATCTCGCCGGGCCTGACTCCGTACTCGAGACAGAACAGGGCGGCATAGATCATCAACTGATCGAGCTTGGCGGGATGAACCCCCGTCTTCAGATCGTGGATGCGTAACAAGTTCTTGTCGAACGAGATAGCATCCGCCGTCCCAAAGCAGTTGACAGAGTAGAACAGAACCTGCTCTGGTTCCATCCGGAATCCGATGGCGTCGTTCACATAGTTGTTGAACGTCACCTTGTTTCGCGGCATCCGCATCTTCAGACGAATATGCTCAGCAGCGAGCTCGTGAAGGCGGGTCCCCTTAGCCGCGGCTTGCGCTGTTCGGAATGTCTCAACCAACTTGTCGGGGGAGTAGTTAAGCCAGTGATACTTACTGGCGGAAAGAAAAGCATGGGCGCCATTAAGCGCGGAGTGATCGTTGAACTTCATCGAGAATCTCGCTCTCATTCTCAGGGTAGATGAAGGCCGCGTATGACATAGAGTTCATCTCGCGGACATAGTGTGCTTGATTGGGTCGGACGGATGCTAGCTTGCCTCGTTTCACTTCAAGGGCCGCCCATCGATTCTTGTAGAGGACGATGAGATCCGGGATACCTTGAATGTAGTTGGGGTCGTTCTTGAGAATGATGCATCCGGGAAGCATCTTACCCAGCTTTTTAATCAGCTGGGCTTGAAACTGTGACTCACGCATTGTGTGCTCCTGGTGGGTCAGAAATTGAAGGTAGGCTTCATCTATACCTTCCTATCATTATATACGTGGATTCGCACATGGTAGTTGGACACTGACAGTCTCGAATGGATATGGGGTATCTCCAAATCGGAATGGGGTTTGTTACAGATGTGAAATATGAGAAATTCGTTACTGGGACTCGTCAAAGGCAACCAAAAATACTCACTCAAGGGATGGGTCAAAAAAAGTGTGAAAAATGCTATACTCCTATATATATTACAAACTCAATCAATCAATCAAGTATATTATTTTACAAAAAATGGCCCACCCCGACTTTTCGTTGCAATTCCAAGGAAAGGTCCAAGTCGCCTAGAAGGGGGTGGGCCAAAAAAGTGTCCACGGCCCATTTCCGAGTCACATGAGTCACATCTGTAACACGAAAAAGTGGCCCAGCTCTACTTTTTTGGCCCACCATCAATTAGTTGGACACTGACAAACTCCTCTCGAACGCCTTCTCGTTGAAGATTTTCTTCCTCCCAAGCGACTTCCGGACCGCTTTATCGATCCCGGAATCACTCTCAAGAAAGTAGTACTTCAACTCAGAATATGGCGTATTGAGCCTATCGATCCGCCCTTCACACTGCTCTGTCACTCGCCATGAATAATTGAGCGACCAGAAGAGAACTGTATCGGTACTAGTACAGTTCCATCCCTCTGCTGCGGAGGTGTACTGACAGATATAGATCCATCGCCTACCTCGAGGGAGTTCATCATGCCGATGTCCATTCCATTGCGCTGTAGGATGTCCAGTGCGGTCCGCAACTGCAAGTATTCGCTCGAGCTCATAGTCGTAGTTGTAGAAAACAATGACTCTCTCATTCGCCGAGAGAAATTTGAAGGCTTGCTCTGAACGCCAGTCATTATCGCTGACTACCTTTCTCAAGATTCGGCAGACCCCACCTGCATCTCGAAGGGGTTCGTCCTTCCAAGGGTCCATGCGGTTCTTCATGACCCAGTCGTACAACTCTTGGTCATACCCACATTGGATAGTTTTCCTCACACGAGTCGTATGGCGCTCCACCGGCATCTCCACAAGGATACTCCGACGCAATCGCTCAAGCTTCGCAGTCCCCAGGTATTTCTTGACCCTGGGGTATTTTGCGAAACGGTCGAACTGGACATGGTCATCCATGAATTCAGTACGAGTCCTGAAGAATCCGTGCGCCATAAACACCGGGACATAGTCCATCCAGACATCACCCGGGGTTGCTGACAACATCAACCACATGTTTTTCTTGGCTATCTTCAGAAACTCCTTGGCCCACCTACCCGAGCCGGAAGCACGCTGTTCATCAAAAAAGAATACCGCATGTTCTCGGTCCGAGTACTTCCCGATGTTGTTCCACGAGTCCACCACGATAGCAGAGCCCGTCAAACTACAATCAGGATCGGTACTCAGACCGAGTCGTGCGGCTTCTTCCTCCCACTCAAGGGAGTCCCGCTTCTTAGCGGTGGTGATGACAAACAGCGTAGGGGAGCCCTTGACCTTCTTACAAGCCAAGGACCCCCCTTTCTTGAACGAGGCGGCGTTACAAACCGACGTGAGATACCACGCCAGGCTGGTCAGGGTCTTCCCCGAACCAACGCCCCCTGCAAGAATACTGCCGGATCGAAGCTGGCGGACCGCCTGAATCTGCTCAGGGCGGTACACCACAGTCACTAGAGTCGTGCCTTCCTTTCTGCTTCGGTTTCAGTGCAGGATCCGAAGATCCAGTTGTCGAGATCAGACCTCGCGAGCTGGAACCCGAGACGCCCCTCCTTGTACTCCTCCTTGCGGAAGTCGGAGTTGGACTTCAGATAGAGGTTCTCCAGGGCCAGGTTCCGTCGGTTTCCATCCTTGTACTGGACATAGTACCCATCGGGTATCTCTCCCACGAAAGCAGTCCACACAAGAACAGCTCCCGAGTTGGACTTACGCTCCCTACCATGGACACTCGGCTTCTCCATACGATATATGCAGCAGTCATCCTTGTACCGGGGTGTCATGAAACGACCGGAGTTCTTGTTTCGAACTCGTCCGTGATCGGAAACCTCATACCTACCATCGAGGTTGGGAATTGTCTTCCATCGCTCAGCGACCAATGCGAGCCTTTCTATCTGACTCCGACTCAATGCATGAGCCGAAGATGTAGTCATCGAATTCACTCCGAGTCTCCTCGAAGATCCGGTCCTGCTCTGCATTATACTCAGCCCACTGTCTCTGCTTGAGAGTCTGCCAGTCAATTATCTCAAAATTGTCCAGCGTGAGATTCTCCCAGTCATCATCAACAGGCACCAGGACCTTCTTGGGCGGAAGGGGGCCATTGAAAGCCTCCCACATAACCCGGTGGAACCTCTGAGACGAGCTCCTGCGAGTAACACTGCTTGTCAGAGACACCCGGAGCCTCCCCCGAGTATCCATAGTCAGCTTCTTCACAAGGCCCGTCTCAGAGTTTCGACATCGCCCATCGTCTGAGAACTCGTATAGCTCCCAGGGATGAAGACCAACCGCCCACTCAGTCAACCTGGATCCTTCGGACGTGGTTGAGGTGGAGCTGAGTGGAGTCGAGCCCCTTCTTCGTAGTGAGAGATGTGTTTTTCGTCGAGTGGAAGTACAGCCACTCATCACCATCACGGAAGACATACTCGTCGAATCCACCAGTTGGGCTCTGGTACCCATCGATGAATGTCATCGGCTTACCTGAGACGAAGTAAGACGTCGTCTTGAGATCAGAGCAGAGCTTGAGAGTGTCGAGAATGATCCCGATATTCTTCGTGATCCTGACGTGCTCGGGAGCGATCCAGGCGTCCTTCTCCCAGTTGTAGCAGAACTCGTCCTTCTTCTCGAAGTCCCACTTCTTGACCTCAGACGAGCCGTCCTTGTTCGTTAATACAGTGATCTTCGAATGAGTAGGACCGGGCTGTACTGCAAGAAGACGATACTTCTTGTCCTCGATGATGATACTAGGAAGGGTGTACCTCTCGAATACCTCCTTGTTCATCTCGATGTGGAAGGACTCCCCATCAAGGGTCTGTCCATACGTATTCATTGGCTTAGCCTCCCAAGGATCGTTGATACGCTTCTGAACAAATACCCAGTCGTCGATGTTCTCGAGGAAGAAGTGCTGGGTGGGTCGGATGGAGAAGTAGAAGGATACCGGGGTACTCTTCATGTCCTCTGACGGGTGGATCTGCCACTGGATAACGTCCACCGGCTCTGGCTCGCCAGGAAACAGAACAGGCATACGGTTACCACACTTGATGGTATCATCCACCTGCTTGAGGAACTTGCGCCCCTTGATCGTGCGAACCTTGCCGTATATTGAGTTCCAGGTCAACTTCGTGTCCTCGCAGATATAGTTGTACAGATTGTCGACCATCTCGTTAATCTGCTCATCTCTCAGACTCATCGATCCAGAACCTCCACCTTCTCAAGAGACTTGCCATTGTTGATAGACCAGGTGTTTCCGAATTTGACGAACTCCCCACCAAGGTCGTCACTCACCTGAATAAGGTACTGTGTAGCCGATGAAGATACGATAGTGACCAGAATACCGTTAGTACCGAAGACCCTAGCGAACGAGGTCATGCGGTACTTGTGGTTGTTGAAGAAGATGTAGGCCGGAGCCTTGTCTCCTCGAGGTCCGTGGAACTTCTCCCAGAACTTATCGCCCGAGAGAACTGTACAAGAACCCGCTGGGTGAAGAGCATACCCATCGGAACGAAGCTTCTCGTCCTTGTAGAAGTTCTGGTAATAAGTCTTCCCCTTCTCGAGGATCCGAATGGTCCATGCGCTGTTGGGCAGCTTGCGGACATCGATGACAGTCGCCTCTCGACCATTCACATAGATACGAGGCATTGCGATCTTCTGACCACAGGCCTTTGCAAGTTCCATGTGCGTGTTCAGTCGCTCGAGATCAACGATCTCGCCACGCTTGAAGTAGAAGATGTTCTCAGTGCTGATGTACTTGGACTCGATCATTATCGTCTCCTCTTCGGAATGTCGTACTCGTCTAGCAGGTAGTCCATAAAGGCTTCAAGGTCTCGCTCGATGTTATCGGCGAGCTCACGATTGCGCACCATTGCAACACTTACAAGGAAGTCGTAGCCGTTTCCCTTACTACGCCCCTTTGTGTCGCGGTTCATCACCTGAATCTTGCATCGGGGTGTCATCCGACGCTCAGGGTTCTTGATGTAGTCCAGGACGATCTGACGTCCAGGCTTGACGATGTGATCGGGGCGCAACTCCTTACGAGGTGGCTTCCCATCTGCAACATCACGCTGCTGTGCGAGCTTCAGTGCCCGCTTCTCCTGCTCCTCCGCCTCGAGAACCGCACGACGGATGTCCTCGGCAGAGACGATAAGTCTGTTAGCCAATGTGTGTCCTTTCTATGGCTAACCCCGGGGCCCTTTTACAGACCCCGGGGGTTCAAATCAGAGTGAGCGGATCTCCCGGATGAAGATCCAGATCAGCCAGAGTCCTCCAGTCAGCATCGTGAGGGTGCAGTCAAGGAGGAAGTTGAAGAAACCGTATGGGGGTCGCATCAGGCAACCTCCTCGTCAGTGTACTTGGCATCCAGCGGGTCTTCCTGAATCGTGACATACATCGTTCCGAGATATGCCTTGATTCCAGATTTACCGTTGACTTCCCACTGATAGGGGTTGATTGTCAGGTCGACGTTTAGAATCTCGGCATAGTCCAGAGAGGCAATCGTGGCCTCAGTGAGATACGTCCGGTTCTTCGTGATACTCGGGATGCAGATCACTCGAGGAGGACGGGCCCGGTAAGAGGCCTCCACCTTGATGAACCAGGTCACAGCATCTGGATCCTGTCGAGACTCTCGACTCTTGAGGTTCCAACCATCTCGCTGCAGCTGCTCTACGAGATCCTCGGGGATCTCGACACAGAACGTCCGCTTACCATTAGCAAAGCGTCCCTCAGCCGAGAAGTCCTTGAAGAAAATCCGCGCATTCTCGAGGGTCAGGTTTCCAAGTTGTGCCATTTGTGTGCTCCTTCTCAGTAGTTACGGTACTCGCGGTGGATACGGTCAAGGGGAAGCTTTGCGATCGCGATTACGCGACGAATAAACATCCCAAGGTGTGCCTTCTGGCGACACTTGAAGAGGATGGTGTTTACTGTATCTTTACCATCCTTGAAAGTGATAGAGGCATAGACAACCGAGTCGGTCTTCGTGAATCGGGCCTCAGAGTTGTCCAGCTTGATTTGCATATTGATCGAGTCGATGTAATCGGGCTTAATCTTAGACCGTCCGTCGATGTAAGCGGCGAGGTTTACCCCCTGAAACTCGAGCGCTTCCTCGAACATATTGCCAGAAAGATCAAAGTAATCGGTAACATTGGTCATTAGCACACCTCAATCATGTCGGGGTTGAACTTGTTGAATGGGATTGCTGCAAGTCGGAGCATAGCAGTCATGAACTCGCTATAGAGCTCTCGGTCAGTACAGACGTGGGGCTTTGTCTGGATCTGGTACGGCTTGGACTGCCATACAATGATCCCGCTAAGAATATCCATCCGCTCGTCCCACACGAATACGACGAGGGGGTACCTTGGATGGGTGAATGTGGCAGACTTTCTGTCTTCCTCGGGATTACAAGCCCAGCCCGGATCAGGCTTCTCCGGAGTCCATACCGGATTCTTCGGAGGGTTGTTCTCAGAGACATAACGGCCATCCTCCTCGAAATGTCCCTGGTACTTGGGGGTCTCGCTCATACCAGCCAGTCCTCCTTCAGGTCGATCTTCTCATGCATGATAGAGCGCAGGAACTCGCATGCAATCTGGTACTCTCGCTGGTTGTAGATGTAGAGGGGCTTCAGCACATCATCATCCTTGAGGAATGCCCGCATAACCATGACCTTGTGAATCGGGTCATAGGTGATGAGGTAGGAGTCGCCGAGACTCGTCTGATACTCAATCGTATCCGGCGAGTTGGTGATGAGTAGAATGTCTCCGAGGGTCTTGTCGCGGTGCTCGACTCCACGACGAAACGCCTCGAAACAGTCCTTCAGCGAGATGTAGTCGACATCAACACGAAGGTGGTCTTCGTGGCTCTGAATCATTGGCATGGTGTGTCCTTTCTAGAAAAAGCCTATACCCCATGATCGGGGTATAGGTGGGAGATCAGTCTTCGATCTCGACGTGGCTACGAGCTTCCTTAACTGCAGCGACGGTCTCGTCGAACTGCTTCTCCACTTCGCGGGCAACAATCGCACTAGCAGCGATACCAGTACCCACGGATCCAAACCAGAGCAGAATCTTAGCGATTCCACTCGAGTTCGAAACCAGGGGCTTGGTAAGCTTGCTGGCGATCATACCAGCTCCGATAGAGGTGAGTCCGGAGAGAATGATCTTAGCAACGGGTAGCATGAGTATTCCTTTCGAGTGATGGGTCTCATATTACCCCTGGTTTGTGACGCGTACCCCCGGGCCCTTTTACAGACCCGGGGGATTTTGTCAGACCTTTGCCAAACTTGTCAGGTTAAGCTTTGATAAGTTAGGCATCATCACGAGCTCCTTCATACCGGACTGGATGAAGTAGTATGCAGTCCACTTGAACCAGTTGAAGTGCAGGATCTTCTTGTCTCGAGGACAGGCGATACGGACATACCCAACCTCATCCTTAAGCACTCGAGCATTCCAGTACTTGCTAACCCGACCTTCCTCGCTGTAAACGGTCAGCATGAAATGGTCTTCATTCACCTTGTAGATGATCGGATCGTCGAGCACTGGGTCACTCTCAGCAAGAGGGCGCTCGAAATATGCCTTCCAGTTGTTCTCAGCCATCGACACCAAAACTCCAATCGTAAGCGTCAAGCTCCAAGGGTGAAGGCCTCGAAGTCGCCATACTCTCCGATTGCAGCCTTCGCATCGTCAGCAAGACCTTCGAAGTAACTCCAGTCGACCCATTCCTTCCAATCGTCCGGATGGGCTTCTTTGAAGGATTCGAATTGTACCCACCTGTGACCGGTAGAGCCTGTTGCGGCATGGTAGTTGCCATCTTTCTCGCGGAGAAGGATCCCGCCTCCACGGTTTACGGGGACGAATGCGCCGGTCTTCCCGACGAATTCCATCTCGGGGTTGTCTTCGGTTCCGTTGTTCAGGTACAGAGCGGTAGTTACGCTCTTGGTCTCCGCCACGTCTCCAATCTCGAGCTCCTCCTTCGAGAAGAGCTCCTTGAAGACGTAGGGGTGCTGGAACTGAGCGCCAGTAGCGCCCCACTTCCCATCGCAGTAGTCGACATACACAGCCTTGTTCACAAGACACATACGGTCGTAAGTGGCCTCATGCTCGAATGTGTAGCCGTACTTCTTGCCGAACTCCATGACCTTCTCGATGATCTCGGGAGTAGCCCTCGGGATCTTGATCGAGTCAGTCTTGATGTGAGCTACGTCGAAGCCTTGCTCCTGGACGAAGTGCTTCAGATCCACCATAAACAGTGCACCACGCTTTGCGACAATGTTATCCATATTGCGGGGGTCCTTGAAGGGGTTGGAGAACTTTGCCGCAGTGAGACCGTACACCGAGTTGATGACGATCTTGAGAGCGAAGGCCAATGCCTCATAGTCAACCCCTTCGTCTAGGAAAGGTGCGAGTGCTCCATCCAGAAGTGATCGGGCTGTGGCGTCGTCATGGTGCTTGATTGCGACTCGGGCATGCTTGATCTCGCTGAAACGCTTAGTGTATCGGTCTCCGAAGAGGTTGAGACACTCGATTGAAGTGGGATGCATTGACGCAATGTCGAGAAGAGCGACGTCGACGTAGATCCCTTCCTCGGCGTAGACATACCCGCCTTCGCCAACCTCCTCCCCGCGGTAGGTAGATTTGCCGTAAGCGAACTGATAGCCAGGGAATTGCTGACTGAGATCGGTGTAAACGAACTCATTCTGAGGATTCCTGTTCTTCCCAAAGATAATGTGCTGGGAGTGCTTGTTTGTTGTGTCGTTCGGGGTAAGCCCAGACAACTTGGCAAGCATAAGACGGGCCTGCCAGTCCGCATGAAGGTGGTCGAAGACCTCCTCAGTAGCGATAACGTCGTTATCGCAGTACTCAGCCACCTCTTCCCAGCGCTCCTCTGGGACATTTTCATCCCAAGGCAGCCCGAGCTCCTGGTGGTGGAGCCCAAGCTCGATCTCCCACTTCTTAAGGGACATCTTAGTCGCTGCGAAGTCGTATACATCGGCATACGAGAGGTTGTAAGCCTCAACAAATCCGGCAGTGACACTGTTCTTGATGATACGCTCACTCAGCTCGAACAACTTGGCGTTGTTGAAGCCGAGAGTGCGGGCATACAAGATATGGTTGTCATACTTCCGGCAGTTAAACCCTACGAGACGCATCTCGCAAAGGGCCTCGATCTCCTCAGGAGTGGGGTTGATCATCCGATGTACAACCGGATTACCTTTCACCTTCCAGTTCACGAGGAACAGGTTCGGAAATACCTCGCAGTCGAAGAACACCAGCTCACCAGTCGGGAATCCGACGACCTTATCATCAGGGTCCTCGTTGGTGAACGGCATCTCCATGACAACCTTGATGGCTGCCTCTGCCTGATGAGTCGAAGCCATAGCGAACGCTAGGATCCGAGGCTTCAGGTCCTTGACATCATACACCATCCCCTGTTCTTTGGCGTCACGGAGGATCTTGGCGATGAAATCGATGGACGGTTTGGTTGCTGGGTGGATCTCCTTCCGGAGGTTGCGTTCAATAAGCTTCCTGACCTTCTTCTCGTTGGCCATGGTGGTCTTGTTGATCACTTTGCGCTCCTTTAACGGTAACCCCTCGGAAATATGGGCCACCGGGATGTTGTTGCAGTGCGAGACCTTTCTCCTTAGAGAGGAGTCTCCTGTGAAGACCTTGATCTCAATGTCTTCGTCGTAGAGCCTCGCCAGTTCGGAAGGGTCTCCGTCGTAGATGTAGTGGAGGTGAACTCCATTTCCACCTTGACTGGTCTCGGCGTAGGTTGGGGGCCACTCGGAGGCAGCTTGAAGGTTTCGATTAAGATCCTTCCTACCCTCCTGCTTGATATCAAAGTCGATGACGATGTGGTTCTCAGGGACCTTGACATAGTGGACCTCACTTGTGTCGATGTCTTTGAGCTTAGTCTTGACATTCACCCATCGATACTGAGGGGTTCCTCCCGCGCTAGCGGACTGGGCTGGGCACTCGCCCAAGACTTCGTCAAGTAAGGATTCTTCGCAATCCAGCGCAAGCGAATACGGCTCCTCTGGAGCGGGTTCGAGTTCTGGAGCATCGAAGAGACTGGCTCGGAATCCGGTATAGACACTGCGTAGTCTATCATCCTCGGTCCGCATTCGAGAGTGGAACTCGTCGAAGTAATCCTTGAGTTCTTCCCGGAATATGTACCGACTCTTCGGATACGGGATATTACCCTCACTACAGTACTCCTTGTACAACTTATAGGCCATCGAGAGCGTGACCTGGTTCTCTCGCTTGAACTGAAGGTAGTTCTCCTCAACAAAGTTGTAGAGAACGTTGGTCCGAAGCATCATATCCTGAGGCTTATAGTTATCGTAGTAGTGCTTACCAAGACTACGGTACACCTCGAGACAGTGGTTTGCGATCTTACCGAGCTCATCACGAATCTTCGTCATAAGAGTCTGATATTCGCTGGGGTTGACTGTATCTCCGGTAGGGGAGATATCAATCAGCCTTCGGATCAACCCTGACTTGGAGTCAGTGATCTTAACCGGTTTATTAGTACCGATAAACAGTATCGCATCCACTCGCTTGGGATAGCGCTTGACACCTTTCTCATTGATGAGGATAGTCTCATGTGCTACGGCACTGTTAAGAAGCCCATTGGACTCAATCCGCGATAGATCCCCATCCTGGTCGATAGCCACGAGAGAACTCTTGGCTAGAGTAGAGGTTGAGAACTGATCGCTACGGGATCCAAGAGCGCCCGCATCGAATGTAGTTGTGTATCCTTGAAAGAGAGATTCAAGAATGTTGAGTACGGTAGACTTACCGGACCCCGGGGGGCCATATAGGACGGCAAACTTCTGTATCCTCTTAGAGTCTCCCGCCACAATCGACCCAATGAGCCACTCGAGCTTCTGGCGATCTGCTTCCGAATACAGAACACCAATAAGTCTATCCCAGGACTCCGGAGTACCTGACTCAAGGGAGTATGATAGTCTTGCGGTTGCGTAGTCTTCTTTTCGAGACTTTGTATCCGCAAATATGAGCTTCGAATTAAGCTCCTGACCATTGTCAGGAAGCCTAGACATCCAGGTCTGGAAAGTGGTCCAGAGTCCGGTGCTGTAGTTGGAGAGGGTCTTCACAACAGTTTCGAGCTGACCATTGTGCTTCTTCTGATAGTCGAAGAGGTCCTGATCCACCAACGTAGCGACGTCAAACTCGTCGGTGGACCAGAGACCCTTCTCCTCATTCCATATGGCTTGGAAGTCTCGCCCCTGGACAAGAATATCCCTCGACCTTCCGACGAGGAACTCGGGGTAGATTTCCACCTTTCCACTCTTGGTGGTTCGCTCGCAGATTCGGTAGAAATCCATGAGGCTCCTTACATATAGTTCTCGTTGACGTAGGCGTTCATCTGGGCCCAGATCTCCGCCTTACGCATGTCTCTTGCGCCATGCAGGGGGATAGCACGAAGAGGGAACATGGATCCGAGTCCCATCTTCGTGTACTCCCGTGCATTGATCCGCTCAAGAATGGAGTCGACTTCCTCCTCGCAGCGGGGGTTGAATAGTGCCTCATCTGTGTAGTTGTAGAGACCACAGTTCTTGACCATCTCCCAGAAGTACCACTCAAGGGAATATGGTGTATCGTCATCCTCGAGCATCATGTCCATACGCTCGGCCAAAGCGATGAACATCTCGAGCATCGAACACGTCTGTTCGTTCAGCCAAACATACGAGACGTCTCCCGCATCCTTGGTGAACGCACGACGCAAGTCGATGCCGTCCTGTGCACGATTGACATCATTCCCGATCGTCACCCGGAATGGTGTCTGGTGCATGATCTCGAGTAGTTGCAAATATGACTGGTCGGGGGACTCAGCAAACCGAGTATCCCCCGTTCGATCTACAAGCCAGTCAAAATATGAGTTATCCGGTGCAGCCTCGATCATTACTCATCCTCGTAGGGCTCAACTCCGAGGACAGTGTGCTCATAGGAATCGTCGAGGAGAGTTACCTCGAAGTCCGCGTGGCGGCTCATGCTTCGGATGTAGATGATGGTGTCGGAAGCGGACACCCCGCTGATAATGTTGTCGAACCACTCAGTGTTCTGCATGGGGACTCCACGATTGTCCGCGAAGACGTCATCCTCCATGTAATACGTGAGTTCGACATGCTCCTGATGGCCCTTAGCCATATACTCCTCACGAGTAATCTGGTAGGCCTCGAAGTGCTGTCGATCGAGGGTTCGCTTCTGAACTACCTCTTGGTCGGAATCCTCCACAGGAGTCGGAGAGTAATCCACAATAGCTTCCGATACCACATGCTCAGGATCGGGTTCGCTACTCTCAGGATCAGCTCCTGCTCCCACCTCCGCTTTGTGCTTAGCTTCAGCAATCTCAGCCAGCTCCTTGTTGATCTCGATTGTTGCTTCTTGGAAGTCTCGCTCGAACTTGCGAGAGAGTGCGACATATACGCCCAGGCCGCCGGCGATAGCTCCGGCTCCGAAATATAGAACTCGTTCAAGCATATTCGCCTCAGATCTTGTCGTACATGACGCCATCGACGTTGAAGTCCAGCGCCCACTTCGTCACGAGACGACCGTTAGCGTCCTCGCCCTCGAAGAGACCGTCGTGGATGTTGAAGTCGACGAAGTTATCACCGTTACCCTTGACCCAACCAGTGATCGCACCAGCAGGAGTGTGGGGGAACCCGAGCATCTTGTAGACCTCGTTAAGGAAGATGTGCCCACGAGTCTGAAGAATATCGTTGGCGTACTGCTGCTGGCACTTCAGGTGAAGCGCAGACAGGTCCTCATCTGCAGACCAGTTGTGGTTGGTCTCGTCGAAGATGACACCGTAAGGAGAGGTGTCACCGTACTTGAGAACTGACTCAGTCGTCTCGCCGTCCACCACGAGCTCCTCAGTGGGGACAGAGATAGCCTCCAGGACAGCGTCCTTGCCGAACTTGGCCTCGACCTTCTTCTTGTAGGACTTGAAGGCCTGGTCAACAGCGGCGTAGGCAGCAGCCAGAGAGGCGTTCCGCTTGAGCATGATACCGTGACCGGTAGCCATAGCAGCGATCGAAGCGGCACCCAGAATCAGCGCAGGAGCATACAGCTTCCCGAGCTTGGTCGCCATTCGAGTGTACAGGACGACCTTGTCATGCGTGGCATCCTTGTCGGTGAGCTTACCCTCCTCCTGTGCCTCATGGACCTTGACGAGAAGAGAAGCCTCCTCAGCCACAGTCTCCTCAAGCTTGAGGGTGGCCTTAGAAGCGAGAACGGTAGTCCCGATGAAGCCAGCGGTGCCAGCGACAGTCAGGATGGTCGGAGCGTGCTTGCTGATCACCAGAGAGGTCCGACCGATGATACGGGTTGCGAAGGAGAGATTCACTTGATCCTACCAGCTTTCTTGAGTCGAAGATAGATTGCGATTGCCTGGTCGTCTTCCATGCGCTCAACGCGCCGACGCCATTTGTCTGAGTATGGATATGCGGCGATCAGTGCAAGCCGCGTCTGTTGAGGTGTCATCGTGATGTAACGTGATCAGGTTTGGGAAGCTGAAGCATATAGCCATGCCTTGAGCGGATTACCGACATGTTCCGGGCCGAAGTCCAGCCCCAGTTCTCATCGGTATACTCGGTCGTGATACCACAGAGGTCGTACAGGTCTGCCACGGTGGCGAGACCATATTCGTCGACCAGGTCTGCAAGGCGGTCGAGAACGAGGTACGCTTCATCCCGCGACTCGAGCTCGATGTCTGAGAAATCGTGGTAGCGGCGATTTCGTGAAGATGCATCTCTGCGGTTGCCTGGAGCTGAGCCCGGACGAGAGTAGGAGCCGTAGGAGACTCGCGTCCCACCCGAACTAGAGCCGCGTCGAGGAGAGCTCTCTCCAAAGAGCATACGTTCGATACCCTGAGAAACCATGTCAGAGATGAGGTTCTTGAATGCCGGGATTGCAACATCGTAAACAAGATACTCTCCGACATTGTGAATGTCCTCTCCAACGAATGCGGATACGGCCTTGGTAGCGAAACCTTGCTTCTTCTTGGTGACAGGCGAGGAAGTGACCTGCTCTACCTTCTTACGCTCCTTGAGTTTGGAGTTCGAAGGAAGCTCAGGTCGGATTGGGGCATTTGCCATTGTGTGTCCTTTCGAGTTTTGAGGGGGCCCAGATTGCTCCAGGCCCCCTCGAGAATATGATCAGCCGATCTGCTCAGTGATCTCCTTGTACTTCGGGTCATCCTTGAGAGAGTCGAGCAGCTTGGTCGGGAGAATACCCTCCATGAGCTCCTTGGCGAACTTCGGGTCAGAGGCGATCTTGTCGAAGAGGACCTCATAGACAGGTCCGTCGATGAAGTTCTTCGTAATCAGATCGGACTTGACGAAGCGCTCGCCCTGTCGCTCGCCATAGGCCTTACCGATGATGTTGTCGGTGAACTCGACAATCTGGAAGAGGTTCTCGTCCGCCTGAGCATTGGTGATGTACTCCTGGAATGCGTTGACTCCGTTGTACTCCTTGGCGAGCTCAAATACCTCTCGACGAGAAAGGTTGAAGTAGAGGGTGTGAGTGGTAACCTCGTCGTCGAAGAAGGACTTGGCGCGAACGGTGGTCTTGAACATGAGTATCCTTTCAAAAGCCTATATCCCAGGTCGGGATATAGGTGGTTCACTTGGTGGTGGGTTCGGTCTTCTCAGAGTCGTCCTTGGAGCTGGAAACGATGTTGTTTCCGGCGAGCCAAATGGACTGGTTCTGGGTGTAGGGCAGAATGAACATGATTGGTCCTTTCAAGTGGTGGTTCATTATACCCGTAGTTTGTTACGCGATCTTGAAGTAGTTCTCCTTCGGCGCAACAAGAAAGTCTACTGTCAGAACAGGGTTTCCCTTTGGATCGAGCTGTGATCCAAACTCGACACTGAGGGAGTTGGGCTCAGACCATCCGACGAGCTCTCCAGCGGCGACTGGAGGGAGTCCGAGTCCGGTATAGAACTCATTGAGAGATGCATAGCAGTCAGTGTTGAGCTGTCCGTTGATGTTGTTCTCAACTCGGCGGATCGTCTCAATGTCAGATCGGAAGTACCGACCGGAGAAGACATCGTAGCAGAGCACATCCCCTGAGGCGGCCACGAGAACAGTGCCGGATACAGGTTCTCCAGCATCCTCGAGAGCCTTCTCTGCAACGCGAGTCTTAATCTTCTCTCGGTCCTTCGGCTTAACCACTTCCGCCACAGCGTCACGATACCTCGCAAACGCCTTCTCGCTACCTGCGTAAGCAAGTGCGAACGCCGCACCTCGAGCGTATTGGACACGGTTAGCTGCGACGATAGCCACCAGTGTCGATACCCCTGCGATAGCAGCGGGAATGTAGCAGCGGTACGAGATAGTAAACTTCTCTTTCCAATCAAGGTCCTCGGGCGAGCGGAGGTTCTCCCGACAATAATCTGCCGTCCTCTCAATTGCGAGCGTGGTCCCACGCGCCGTGAGTACGGCAGTGGTGACGGTCCCGATACATGCCGCAGCGGTGAGGATAGCAGGTGCGTTTTTCTTGAGTAGCCCCGTACCTGTAGTGACATTCACTTGTACTCCTTTCGATCAACCCTCTTGAGCTTCGGGTCGAGTTTGTAGTTGTCTCGGTTGTTCAGGCAGCTGAGGATATAGCTCGGTTCAAACTCCCACATACCGTTCTCCTGAGGGAACTTGCGGAAGTCGATCGAGTCTGCGGCCATGCGACGAAGATACTCGCGTCGGTCGTCGCCTCTCTGGTAGGACCGTGCCTCAACGGTAGGTCCATCTGCACCAAGGTAGAGGATCTTCAGTCCGTCCCCAACCACGATATCAGAGTGTCGACTGAGGAGCTCGAGTGTGCCTCCGACTGTGAGAATGACAACTCGATTAGGCCGGTCGTTCCGTCGGGAAATCTCATCACGCGGAACTCCGTATCGCCAGCCTCGGAAGACCTCACAACAGATAAGATCTCCTCGTCGTTCCCACTCTCCAAAGGCACTATCCTTGAGGAAGTAGTAGGTAGAAGAGTCCTCTCCCATACGTCGAGGGCGTGTGGTGGCAGTTCGTACAGCGTGGTATCCATCATTCTGAACCATTTTCTGTTGAAGGGTTGTCTTGCCTGAGCAGCTTGGACCGAGTAGTACGGTCAGCATTGTGTGTCCTTTCTATCAGACAAAAAGCCTATATCCCAGGTCGGGATATAGGTGGTGTTTACCAGCGGGCAGAACGGATGCGGCGGTTCATGTGACGCTGCTGCATATTCAGAACGTGCTTCATCCGGGTATTAGCCCCGCGTCCAATAAAGCAGGAGGCGAGGATAATACCCATGATGAGGAGGGAGTTCCGAATAACAGAAACGGTGAAACGGATGAGCATTGGAGGTTCCTTTCGTAGGGTCTTCAATATACTCATGGTTTCTGTCGCGGAAAGCCTATAGCCCTGGTTAGGGGCTATAGGTGAGAGTCAGTCGTCGGAGTCGGACTCGGCAGAGTCGATCTCATCGAGGTCATCGTGCTCGAGTTCCTCTGAGTCCTCGATCTCCGGTACCGAGCGCACAGCCATGAGGGTCAGAGCGGTGCCTGCTGCAATAACAGCGGCTCCGGCAATGATCTTCTTAGCATTGCGCTTGATAGCGGGAACGAGAGCGTCCTTGTTGAACTTGAACTCGATGACGGGCTCGGTGGTCTCGACGTTCTTGTCGTTGGTGTCCATGGTGGTTCCTTTCGAGTAGAGGGGTCTCATATAAGGGTCAGTTTTTCTCGCGGATCTCTGCCTGAAGCGCCTTGATCTCGAGAACAGACTTCACCTGAGCCTTGACGAGCATATCAACACTGGTCTTGAGTTGGTCTCGCTCGTGGTCAGCCTTGGCGAGGAGAACGATAAGGCCGATCAGTGCGAGACCGTAGGCAATGGCGATAGCGGTGATAGCAGGTGCGAACATGTGTATTCCTTTCGAAAAGCCTATATCCCAGGTTGGGATATAGGAGTGGTGGTCAAAGTCACTTGGAGAAGCACTTCAGAGCGAGTCGCTCGAACTCTTCCATAGTATCAGTGTCTTTCAGGGCGTCGTTCTCTTTCTTGAGTCGAAGCGAAAGCTGGCGGTATTTTTCAGCTTTAAACTTCTGCTCTTCGTGAGCAACGGCGAACCAGATAGCCATAATAGTGGTCAGAGCGAGGGCGATGTATAGCATTGGTGGTTCCTTTCGTAGGTCTTCAATATACACACAGATTCCCTCGCGGAAAGCCTATACCCCTTGGTAGGGGTACGGCTTCGTATCAGAATGAGATACGGTTCTTGAGTTCCTGAATCTTGCGGGCTTGGGCCTGATTCGTCTCGATGAGCTCCTCGATCATCTCCTGATTCTTGAAGTTTGCTTCCTTGTAGTCTTCAATCTCTTTCCAGAGACCAACAGCAAGAACAAGGCTCTTCCCGTCGTTACGGGAGACCTTATTCCTGTACTGGTTCTTAAGAGAGTTCAGTCGGAAGTTCACAGCGAGTGAAATCAGAAGGGCGATAGAGAGGGCGATGGTGACGATAGTCATGATGTGTCCTTTCAAAAGCAGGGTCTTCAATATACTCAGAGTTTTTCTCGCGCAAAAAAAATAAAAGCCTAGATCCCATGGCGGGATCTTTGGCTGAGAGTTTAGTAGGGATCAGATTTCACGGGTCTTCTTGCCGAACACGTCGCCAATCAGCAGCAGGGTGCCGAGGATGACGAAGGGGAGGGCAATGAGAGCAGCGAGGGTGAACATTGTGGTTCCTTTCTAGGGTCTTCAATATACACCGTGTTAATTTTGCGACAGATGTTACTAATGTGACTAAAAGCTAAACGCCGGGAAAATTTGGCGTTTAGCTTTTGAACTCACAGATAGAGTCGGTCGTACTCAGCAGAGCTCAGTCCGGTAGCAGCAAGCTCCTCAGCGTAGTCGAGGGCGGCCTGGGTAGCAGCGGGGGAGAGGTTCATGAGAGTATCCTTTCTAGGTCAGGGTTTCAATATAGACCCCGTTTTTCTCGCGTTGGCAAAAAAAAGATAAGCCCAGCCCCCCATGCGAATTGCACAGGGGGCCAGGCGGATCTCAGAAGGGTTTGACCTTCATGATAAGGCCGAATGCCTTAGAGGAGACCACTGCAAGTCTCTCGTATTGCAGAACTGCTACGATTCCCAGAATCGAGGTAGCCGCACCGAGCATTGCGTCGGGGCTGAGCTTCTTGCTCTCGCCAAGGGCTTTGGCTTTAGCAAGGGTTTCAACATTGCGAGCAATGGTGGTGTAGTCCTCGGATGAGGGGTCGTGAAGTTCCGCTTCCTTGAGAGCGGCTTCAATGGTTTCCTGGATCGGGTCGGTCTTCATAAGTGTCTCCTTTCTAGGGTTCAATATAATGCAGGTTTTTCTCGCTTAGACCTGCTTGACATCCATCGTGACCTTACCATTCCGGAGCATCTCGGCAACCGGCTGATCAAAGGCAGCATGAATGTCCTGGTTCTCCGAGACATGGAGGGTTCCAGAGACGTTGTTCCCAGTGTACTTGGCGGAGGAGACACCCAGCAGAACACCCAGGAAGGTGTCGATCGCGGCAATGGTGCCCGCAACCTCAGTCGGGTTAGGAAGGTTCCACAGGGCAGCCAGGGTCAGGTAGAGCGCAGAGGTAGCCGGAAGGGCAACCAGAGCGACCCACTTGAGGATGTCATAGGACTTGTTCTGCAACTTATTCTCCTTGAGGTGCTTAGCCATCGTATTTACTTCTTCTCGTGGGTGTACGGGATGAGGGGACCACCGGGAGTCGCTTGACTTCCTCGACAATCCTTTCGGCGAGGCCATTACCACCGAACTCGGCGTAAGGCTCGTAGAGGTACTTCATAAAGTCCTCATACTCGTCGAGAGTTAGTGACCCCCGGTGGATGTATGTCTTTCCAACATACACTATTCGGTCATGCGCCATACCCAGCAACAATCGCGTATTTGCAGATCTGCGCTCTTGACGCTTCTGCAAGTATACCCAGAACCCGGAGGATCCGAATACAGACAGGACAACCGCGATTAGGATGTCCAGCGCTGGATTGAAGCCGAAGTGCTGCATCATTTCCTTACGAAGTGATTACCACATAAGGACGCACGCCGTAGCTGTACGTCACCGGTGCGGCATTGACGATACCAGTGGAGTCCAGGAAGAACGCGCTCGAGGCGTTAGCGATATCCTGGAGCCAGATTGCCTCCTTGGCGGAGGTGATGTACTGCGGGTTCAGTCGGAACATAGGAAGCTGACCCTGTGCTGCGACAGAGAAGTCATACCTACGCTGAGTGTAGGACTGTGCATATGACTGAACCGGCTGACCAAACAGCATACGCTCCGTGAGCAGAGCTGCCTGAGAGGTCCCCTCCCAAGCCCACGAGGTAACCAGACCATCCTCAGCCCCATTCGAGACACGGTGCCACGGTGAGTTCAGGTTTGAGCCGAACATAGCCCTGAGTCGGTCGATAGTACTCGAGATGGCGGGGGCCTTCTTAAACAGAAGCGAACCCATGTAACCGTCAGAGGTAGAACCAGTGCCCCAAGGCGCCTTGACAAGTGAAGTGTCCGGGATGAGGATCATGTGGGGACGGTCCCAGGCGCTCGGGCCAATGTTTCGCCAGTAATCAAACCCGGCCACACGCCACTGGACGCCCCAAATAGTCCAGTAATCTCCAACGTAGATACCCTTAAACGTACCGTTTCGAATGGCTGCCTGCTGATCCGTCGACAGAGTCGTCCCAAGGTGATCGCCACGCCAAATCGAGTTGTGGATACCAGCGTTACCCTGGTCCAGCATCTCATAGATGGTGTTGCGGTTACTCATCTTGGCGTTGATATTGTTGATATCCCCGACCCAAGAATTCAGAGCCCTAACCGTCCGCTCAAGCTTGTCCTTGGTGGAGGTCATATCGGTCTTGAGGTTGGCGATATCAACATTAACGTTTCCGCCAGCAGCCTTATTCAAGGCGTCTCGAACGGAGGCAAACCAGGTGTCGAACTTCGACTGAAGCTGGTTCTGAAGCCCGTCGACATTTACCGTCATATTCGGCCCAGAGACCCAAGGGCAGGTGGATGTTCCTGCCAGGTTGGTGATCTCAGCGTTGGAGATGCTTGTGGCACCACCATACACATCGACCATAGCGATCGGTAAATAGCTATAGCCGGACCAGGACGGAATCTGTGGAGGCTTTACCTGTGGCCCCTTAGGTGCGGGAGTCCCAGGGAGAGTGACAACTGACCCAGCTCGAGCACTGGCGTTGTTGTTGACCAGAAGGCAGATATAGTCCTTACGGTCATAACTTGGGTGAGCTGGAGAGATGGTTACAGTCTCGAAGCTGGTGAGCTCGATGTACTTACTCCCAACCCAAGCTTTACCAGTGTCGATTCGGACCGACATACCGCTTCGGTTCGAGGTGCAGAGGAACTGGTTCCCCACGTTGGCGAATACGCCCTGCTGGATAACCCCGTTGAGAAGTTTTCCAAAGTCTTCGGCGTCATACTTTCGGTCGCCGTTTACCGAGTTATAGAACCCGGATACAATTGCCATTACCTGCTCCTAATCGCTCGGTATACGGATTCACTGTTGCGCTCGACACTGACCCTACTACCTTCACCAGTCCACTTCTCAGCATAACCAGTGAACGAGGGCTGAAGTGTGTAGCCAGAAGAGTCCCAGGACTCGGTTACCTCGGTAAGTTGGAGATCGATACGCCTCTGCTCAGCATATTTCTCCCAGTTGATGGTTCCATCAGGCATGCGCATTTGCTGTCGAAGGTTGATACCTGGGTCCGGAATATAACGGACTACATCTCCGACGAACAAATCCTGTCGATACTTGATATTAGCACCAAAACTGTCAAGCTTAGCGCTGTACTGCATGACAGGAGTGTACTCGCCAGCCTTATCCGCTGCTACATAGATGGGGTAGTAGGGGTTGGAGTAGTCATAGGCGTTCTTCTTGTGAACGTCCCGAGCATCCTTCTTCGAGTCCTTATCATTCGGGTCGAGAACCTTGTGGTCTGCAGTGTTGTTCCACAAGACCTCTCGCCTAAGCATTGGGATCTCGTTACGAACCTCGAGAACGTTAGTCCTAGACTTACCATTTTGAGGTTTCTTTGGATCAACCTCGTAGTGCTCGTACACCTCGATGATGTTCGAGTACTTCTTCCGGTTAGACCACACATACTCAAAGTCGGTGAAGTCATCGTCCGACGGTGAGAGCACGATCGGCTCCACAAGGAACGGTGCCTCAAAGTCGACCCAGAACCCACCGTTCCTCATCCGGATACGGTAGAACATGGAGAAGCCATTCGGCTTAGTCATATCCAGGAATCGACGAACATGCTTCACGATATGATCACGATCGAGAGTCAGTCCGACAGTCTCGTCCCAGTCACTATCGAAGTCAGCCATGTTAACTCGAACCCAAGAGTTTACATCAAGCTCTCGATGGACGTTAAAACCTGGGATACGACGTCTAGCGGAAGCTCCCGATCCGAAATTGTTGTGGAGAATTGTCTCAAGGTACAGCTGAGTCTCAAGCCATCGAGAATCCGGGATCTGAAGAGGAATCTTGTCCTCGTTAATTCGCCACTCGAGCATAGACTCAAGACTGCGACCTGAGTACTCCTGAAGATACTTACCAGACGGTAACTGATGAGCGTGAATGTCCTCACAAATCATCACGAAGTCCGAGTCATCACGCATCCACATAGAATATGTACCAAACTGAGGCTCGATTGTATCGGATACAATCTTCAGCTTGAAGTCGCCATAGTCATGTGATCGCTCAGACCAAGACAGAGAGTCAAAATCCTCAATCTCGACCCAAGGTTGCATGTTCTCATTCGGAGTAAACCGAGGGCCGCCATTGAGGTTACCACTTGAGAATAGACGCATCAGATACCCCTATACTGCGGCTCGTACTCTAGAGTCATCTCAACAATCTCACCAGTGGCGGTGTATCCGAACGCCGTCTGGTACTCGATAGCGAAGTCGTTAATACCCGGATAGACATACATCCAGGTACTGTCCCAAGACTGCACACCATATGCCGCAGAATATAGATTCTGGGAGTTGATGTGAGTGATAGAACGACGCCCGTCTCGAGAGTCGATGATGAGTCGCTCTGTGGCGTAGAATGGCTGAGGCTTGGAGAAGCGCATCTGCTCATTCGCCGCGTTGTTCATGATACGGAGGTTCTTCACATCGCCATTAAATGTGAGTGTGATAAGAGCCCCTGTCTTGATGTCTCCCAGATTGGTAATTCGCTTAGAGCGCCCCCAACCAATATTACCGAATACAATGTCCGGCGGAGGAGCATCCGAATGAAAGGGGAACTCGAATAGAGGCTCCTCGGCGGTCCGACCAGAGACAATCTCTCGAACCGAGGAAAGCGCTGACCAATAGGGCGATAGAGAAATCAGTGATATGTTCATCTCAACCTGTTCGGCGAAGATGTCAGTATCACACGCCTCGACATAGAACCGAGCTTTAACCCTGCGACGATCGGTCTCTACCTCAAGTGTAAGCTCGCCGCCAACGATGAAGTAGTTGTAGATCTTCTGTCGAATACGCTCAATGTCGTCCCCAAAGGGGACCAGAGTCATCGTGACATTACGCCTCGTGAGCCTGGCCCCCTTCAGGTAAGACCGGTTACCCACACCCATGTATTCCATCGAGATCTCGCCCTTGGTCGGACCAAGACCATCGATATCCTTAATCACGACCTCCTGTGCCCAGGGGTCAGTGAGCGAAAGTGTCATTCGATCATACCCATCTGGGTCGATCGTGATTGATCGAATCATGCGTTGAGTAGCCTCCTTGCTCTTGCGAGCTGGTTGTGTGTCTGCCGGTAGATCTCGGCCTCGCTGAGTGCCTCCGGAGAGTAGTTGTTCTGGTTGAACGTGATCTGGGTCGGACTCTGGTCCGTGGTGACACTAGTGTCCTCCAGCTGAACCTTCGGTCTGGCACCATTGGCCAATCCTGCCGAGATACCAAGACTTCCACCGATTCCGCCAAGAGCTTGAGCCTGTTTGGTAAGCTCCTCAAGGTTGAGAACCGGCGCAATCTCGGGACGGAAAGCGGGGTCATCCTCGAACATGTCGTTGATCTTGTCGAGGGGTTCCTTCATGGCGTCGTAGGCTCCCTGACCGAGGCTCTTACCGGCATCACCGATAGTCTCCTCTTTGTCCTTGAGCCCCAGGATCATACCATCACCAACGTAGTGAGCTAGCTGCCGCATCAGTCGAGAAGGTGAGTGAATTCCGAAGAACTCTTTCATCTTGTCGTAACCATTGCTGGCCGCATTAACCAGACTCTCACCAATCTTCCAAGCCTTGTCGGCTAGACCGAAGGTAACACCGTCGATGATAGCCCAAGCAATATCGAGACCAGCTTGGCGGATCCTTGCGTTGTACTTCCTAATGGTATTAGCGATACCCTCAAGGAATGTCAGGATCAGATTGCCTGCCGCATCTAGGATCCTCGGAAGCTGCTCGGAGATACCGTTCAGGAAGTTGACAATCAGGTCAGCGCCAGCCCTAATGATGGCTGGGAGACCGTCAGCAATACCCTGAAGGAACTTCGCAATGATGTTCGCAGCCTTGTTACCAAACTCATAAGCATGGTTATCAAGCTCAGTAAGGAGTGCTGAGATCAGAGTGAAGAGTGCTGCAACCACCAAAGGCGTGTTAATGATAATCGCTTCAATAATAGCCTGTAGGATGTTCGAGAAGGCCGTAACCAACTCTGGGGTCCTGGCTGCGATTGTTACGATGAAGTTCATCAACGCATTGGCTAGGTCGGTAGCCAGTTGCGGGAGCAAAGCACTAAGCATTTTGATTCCCTCAGCAAGAACTAGGAATGCTGCCGAACCAGTGGTAGCCAGGATACCCAGCATTACTGCGAAGGCTGCCATACCGATCGAAATCGGAATGAGAGCAATACCAAGTGCTAGTAGCGCAACAGTAAGCAGGATGATACCTGGTGCAACCATCTGTGCGACGAATGCCGCCGCAAGGAAGATGGCGAATCCGGCAGCCATAGCCACGAGACCAACAGCAAGACCAGCCCAAGAGATGCTCGAGAGGGTCTGCATTGCATTTGCGAATGGTACCAGAGCCACAGCCATAATACCAAGTGCAACTGCACCACCGATTGAGTTGCTAGCAACCAGCATAGCAACACATAGAATCGTCAGTCCGGCAGCAAGCGCCACCATACCCTGTACGAGCTTACCGAGAGGCATGTCGCCGAATATCGATACTACTCCAACTAGAATCAGCAATGCAACAGACATTGCGAGAATCGGAGCAGCACCAATACCAGCACCTCGAGCAGCAATAGTCATAGCTACAACGAGCGCAGCAATAACCACTCCAAGAGCCAGAACGCCCTGGACCAGCTTACCGGTATCCATAGATCCAAGAAGCCAGATAGCACTTACAAGGATCGTGCAGGAAATTGCCAGAGAAAGCAGTACTCCGGCGCCGCTAGCCATGTTCGGGTTCTTTGTAACGACGAACATGAACCCGGCAAGTGCAGCAATGATCACTCCCAGACCAATAATACCCTGAAGAGCGACCGCCATGGGTAGCGAACCAAGAATAGCAACTGCTGTTGCTAGAATCACCATAGAAACAGCCAGAGACATGAAGACCCGGCCGCCCTCTGGGGCATTCTTGTTAGCGCTGATGGAGTAAAGCATACCGGTGAGGTAGGCAATAAGTACACCAAGAGTGATAACCCCCTGCAGAGCTGCTTCTGGCTTCATCTTGCCCATGATGGAGATAGCAGAAGCGAGAAGGATCATGGTTACACCAAGAGAGACCAGAACTGGAGTTAGCTTCCAGATCCCATCGGTGTTGACATCATCCAAGGCCTTCATAGCGTCTGTCAACAGATAGACAACCACACCAAGAGCACCGATACTCTGCATAAGCTTGGGGAATGGTACTAGAGCCATCACCACAAGTGCCGCAGCCAGAAGTAGCAGTGCAATTGCGATCTTCTGCAGAGCCTCGGTCTTGATCTTGGTCTCGAAGGCACTAAGGACATCCCCAAGCTTATCGAATGTCTCGCCAATCTTGTCGGCGAGGTTTCCGATCTTGTCGAAGTTGTCTTTGAATGACTTGATCCAAGTGGTGATAGCATACAGGACACCACCACCCATAGCGGTCACCAGAATCTTACCCATGTCGTAAGACTTCAGATTCTCGTTAGCCTTACCGAGCGCTTCACCGATAGAACCAAAGGCCTTCGAGGCTCCCTGCTTAATGGCAGGGCCAAGCGTCTGAGTAAAGAAGTTCTTGAACTCGATCAGCTTCTGCTTCACCGTCTCGAAGAGCTCGGGAAGATGGAGCGTGTTGGCCATACGCTTGATATCGTCTAACCATTTTGACAGGAAATTCTGTTTTGCGGCATTGCCTGCCTGAGCAGCAGCCGTAGCCGTCTTGTTTCCCATATCGGAGATAGCGCCTCCGACTTCAGTTGCCTTGCTCTTGACATCGGACTGACCATTGATCCAGTCCTGGAAGGAGTGCGCCAGATCAGAGACCTTATCTCCAACCTTAGCCATTCCGTTTCCGAACTTGTCCCAGATGGCGGAGTTCTTAATCTTGTCGAACAGAGCAGAGATAGCGGCTCCGAGCTCATTAAGCTTGTTAGCGAGCCACTCGGCCTTACCCGAGATGTCGAGCTTAAGCGCAAACTTCTCGAGGAGGACCATAACCGCCTCAAGGATACCCTGGAATCCAGTCATCCCATTAACATTAAATCCTGCGAAGAAGTTGGATACAGCAGCCTTGGTGGAGGCCAGCTTAGCGCCAAGTTTAGCTCCGACCTTATCGCCGAAGTCCTGAATTGAAGCCTTTACTCCGGAGAATGCCTCTTTGACCTTCTCGATACCTGCAGCAAATGTCTGAAACACAGGAGACGCCTTGAGGGCGGTCATGATTGTTCCTAGCGCTCCTGAGAGCCCACCAACTGCATCGGAAGCTGCTTTAACCCGGCCACCGATATCGAGCCACTTGAAGAATGACTGAAGTCCACCGACAATCCAACGGATAACCGTACCGAGAAGGTTGATCGGAGGAACCAGGATCTTAAGAGCGATACCCGATAGGTTTAGTTTCTGGATCAGGTTCGAGAGCCATACAACAAAGTCACCGATGGTAGCAGTTACAGCAAGAATACCACCACTGGTACCAGTAATCGCCGGGTATAGGGCGTTCAGGATGGCCATAGCCACGTAGAAGACCGTCTTACCGAGTTCGATGAACGGGTACAGAACGATCTTCACTGCAGCAAAGAGTCCAGCAAAGGTTCGCTGGATCTTGTTAGCGGTGTTCTCAGTCACAGATAAATATGACATGAGTACGCCGAAGTGGAAAGTTAGCCTTGTAATGAGTACAGCGGTATTACCACCGAATACCGAGTTGAAGGCCTTACCAATCGAGCTCAGAACCTGCCAGATATTCTCGAATGCGAAACCGAGAGCTCGAATCAGGGCCTCTCGACCGCCAAACGATCGCCACAGCTGGAGGGTGTTATTTCGAGCGTCACTCATCTTGTTGATGAGGTCGCCAACCCAGTTACCAACCGAGGTGAATAGACTTTGAGCCTCACCAAAGTCACCAAAGATCAGCTGCCAGGTCTTAGACCAACCCGAGCCAAGAGCCTCACCCCAGGTACCAATCATCTGAGTAAAAGTTCGAATCTGGGTAGCGGAGTCAAGCCCGGCCTGAGCCAGCTTCTTCATCTGAGCAGCCTGCTCCTCAGAATAGCCCATCTGCTTGAGCTGCTCCTCAGAGAGGTCTCCCGTCATGGCCTTCAGGGTCTCGGTCATGATCTCAGCGGAGAGCCAACCCTCCTGAAGGGAGAGTCGGAAGCTGCCGTTCTTGGCAATCATCTCATCGACTGCAACGCCGTGCATCCTGGCGGTGGTCATGATGGCTTCCTGGAACTGCTTACCGCCAATTCCAGCATTCTCGATGGACATCCAGTCCTGGAGCTTCACAACACCAGAGCTCATAGCCTGAGCAAGCTGCCGAGTAGCCCCCGCAGCCTGCTGAGCATTAGCACCAGAGAGAGCCGCCATGTTGGAGAAACCCTTAACAGCGGCAGTAGCATCCTCTAGACCAACACCGGCAACCGTGAAAGTACCGATTGAGTTGGTCATCTCGGTGAAGTTGTAGATGGTCTTGTCAGCGTAGCTGTTCAACTCATCAAGTGCCGCGTTAACCTGGGTCAAAGTGGTACCATTTTGAGCCGTGTTGGCAAGAATGGTCTGGACCGAGTTGATCTGAGTCTCGTACTCGGCGAAACCGTCTTTCATGACCTGGAAGAATCCAGTCACGATCTTAGAGCCGGCTGCAACTGCTGCTCCAGCAATTCCACCGAATGCAGCGATGCCTAGACCCTGCGAGACGGTCAGATTTCGGCCAACCTCGAGGGCTTTGTTGGCTAGATCACCGAAAGTCGTATTTCTCGCAATCTCGGAGATGCGAGAAAGCCCGCTTGCTGAGCTCCCAACGCTCCCAAGCGAGTTCTTAAGCTTGTCCATGCTCGCCGCGGACTCTTGAATGGCGCTGACGAACTGTTTGTTATTGAGTTTGAGCGAGACTACTCGCTCGTCAATGGTTGCCACTACCTAGTGACCTCCTTCCAGGCCTTCTGTGCGATCTTATCGAAGACCGGCCTGATTGCCGGATTGATGTAGTCTCGCCCGGCGACGTATCCGCCATTCCGGGTGCCGTGACCGTATTGCAGAATCACGGCAATATTAACGCCTTTGTTGACATGGGCGTTAGTCCATATGATTTTCCAGCTGTTTCCAGTTCGAGTTACCTCGTAATTCCAGGCAGCAGCAGTCTCGCCCGACGAGGAGGGAGTGGAACGACGTAATGCCTCCACCCCCTCCTTGCCGAACTGGTTCATGATCAGTGCGAGATCCAGTTTGAGCATGCGAGCCATCCAGTTCTTGGTTGGGCGCCAATCGCCCTGGCTCTCGATTGTGATCATGTTTCTCCTAGCCGATGATGACGAAACTCATGCTTGCACCACGAGCATCTACATAGTTCCAAGTAGCACGTGCTGCCTGAGAGTCAATGACAGTCCAGGATGCTGCAGCAATTGGATCAGCGAGCCACTTGTATCGGTTCCCCTGGGTTCCTGGAACAAAGGCTAACCAGGGAGCCACCTTAAACAGATCGAGCTGATGCTGACCCGACATAGACAATCCAACACGAGTGTTGTATGTCACAGCAGACATGGGGCGGTATCCAAAGACCATAGCCTCTGTTAGGATAGCCGCCTTCACAGTCTTATCTGCTGCGGTTGAGGCATTACCATTCACCATACCGTCAGTCTGGATCCAAGGGAACTGCTTCAGAACCTTAGTCTCTCCGCCAAGACCCCGCATCATGTTGCCGAACTGATCCCAGGTCTCATCCTGACCCCAGACGTGGAACCCGCAACCGAAGTATCCAGCTGAGTTATCCCTCGTCGAGTACATCACATCATGACGAGCTCCAGCAGGACAGACTAGAACGGCGTGAGTACCAAGCACACCATACAGGTAGTTGAAGTGAGCCAGGTACCACTTGTTCCCAGAGACATCAGTCCAGTAGTCACCGATCTGAGGAAGTGATCCGTCGTAGTTGGTACTACCACCAGACTTGAGGTAGTTCATGTCTCGCTGAGACATCATGGTTCCACGAGGTAACATCCGAGGAGCGAACATACCCGGAGCACCCTGAGGACCCGCAGGACCACCAGGGCCAGCTGGACCGATCGGACCACGGTCGCCGGGGTTACCTTTTAGGCCCTGAGTTCCCTGGAATCCTTGAGGACCGCGTTCACCCTGAGCACCCTTTGGGCCTTCTGGGCCTCGAGGGCCCTGAGCTCCGATTCCACCGGTTGGACCGGGAAGACCCCGTGGGCCTTCTGGGCCAGCAGGACCAATAGGGCCACGTTCACCAGCAGGTCCTTTGGGTCCAGGAGGACCAGCGGGACCGGGATCACCCTTTTGACCCTTTCCTCCACCGAGTTTCTCGAGTGCGAGAACCTTGAGGTAGAGATCAAGGGTACTGTTGATCCATGGCTTGACCAGGGCTCGAAGATGTAGACCCGGAGGGTTCTGGTATGGGTTACCTACAGGCTCCCACTGTCCACCGCGGTTTGGATCCTCAACGAGAACGCCGTCTGTGATGTACAGATGAGCAATTCCAAGCTTATCTGCCTTCTCGAACACCTGAGGATAATTGTCCTCAGTGACTCCATGAACTACTGCCCACCACTTGGTGGAGGGCATATTAGCCATGTGAGCAGGAAGGATCGGATTTCCAGGGTCATCTTGCAACCATTTTGACGCGCTCTGTTCGAACATCATACACACGTCGAAATCGAGCGTGCACATGTCTTGAGAGATATTAGATCCGGAGTTAATCGCGATGAAGAACGTCGGACCATACGTCTTTCGAATGGTGTCAATCAGATCTTTGTACCAGGCGACCCGACCAGCCTGAGCACCCCAGCCGTTAATGACCTCATCGAGGAATACACCTTGGCACAAATCTCCGTAATGCGTCTTGGCGAACCCAATCTGCTTGAGAATGTACTCCTTAGAGTACTTATCTGGGTTTGGAACGCCAGCTCGACCAGGATCGTCATGTCCAAGAATCGCAGCGCCATACTGAGTCTTCACATAGAAGATTGCTCGCTTAGCACCAGCCGAAAGAGCCCGCTCTGCCTGGACCTTGAAGTCGTTGTCGAATGACTCCCAGTCTCCCGAGTTACGGTTTAGGATGACAATACCAAGGGTTCCGCCCATCGACAGAGTCTCAGCCCACTTAGATGTCTTACCAGGCTGACCAGCGTTGTAGTAATCAGGCCAGTAGTATGTCACTGGTGAGTAGTACTTCTTACCCTTCTCGAAGGGAAGTCGACCACGAGCCTCAGTGTCGATACGCTTGTTTACGGTATCGATCTTACCGTCGAGCTCGGTGTCCCGAGTCTTAAGTTTTCCAAGCTCGGAGTTCATCGTCGCGTGCTCAGCATCGGCTTCCGACTTGGACTCGAACTTAGTAGCAGCTTGGAGAGCATTTACGTAAGTTCCAGCGGCCTCTACCTTAGTAAGGTAGTTGGAAAGCTGCGGACTAATCGCGTCTTTTCCAGGAGCTCCAGCAGGACCACGCTCGCCAGCAGGCCCAGTGGGTCCAGGAGGTCCCTGAGGACCAGGATCACCCTTTGGGCCGGGAAGACCCTGCTTACCCTGAACTCCGGCAGTACCCTGGAGACCTTGAGGTCCGCGAGGACCTTCTGGTCCAGGGGGTCCTTGTGGGCCCGGATCACCCTTAGGTCCTGGAACTGGAGTGGCTCCACCAGCCCCGCCTCCACCAGGAGGTCCAGGGGGTCCCTGTGGACCTGGATCACCCTTAGGTCCTGGAT